GGAAATACAATCCAAAAGCAATGGAGAAGATACCAGGTTTGAACTTTAATAGTAAAAGGGTTCAGATTGTTGCCGCTTTTGAAGAGGCATTGAGACATGGTTACGGAGTACGTTCAACCAGATTATTACATGAGTTGAATACGTTCGTTTATGTAAATGGTAGACCTGACCACTTAAAAGGACAACACGATGACTTGATTATGGCAATGGCTATGGCGATATATGTTGGTGAAAATTCATTCTCATCATTGGAGAAGGTAACAGAACAAACTAAAGCTATGGTTGATAGTTGGATGGTACAGGAAACACCGGTAAAGAATCCTGTTAATGATTATAATCCTACATTAAGTGCGATGAGAAATGACCCATATGGTAGACCTCATCACGGTGGTGCGTCAAAAAGTGATTATGAAAACTATTTATGGTTATTCGGGGGTAGAAAATAAAAGATTTAATTATTGTAGGAAATTACTACTATTTATATAAAAACAAGAAATGGCTGAGAATAACTATACTGTATGGCAGAGATTAACCAAAGTTTTTGGTCCCGATTCTACATTGGACCAACAGCCGCCTGTATACAAATTTGATAAGAAGGAGTTACTTAAAACACCTGACAAAAATGAGTACGAAAGAGAGAAACTTCAAGCTCAACAAACTCTATACCTTGGCCAACAATGGCAGAAGGTAGAAAATAACTTATATACCCAAGCTGTTTATTACGAGCCAACGAGACTCGCAGCATTCTACGATTATGAGAGTATGGAATATACTCCTGAGATTTCTGCGGCACTCGATATCTATGCTGAGGAATCTACAACAGCAAATGAGGATGGTTACATCCTTCAGGTATATTCAGAAAGTAAAAGAATCAAATCAGTCTTAACTGATTTATTCAACAATAGATTGGACATTGATACCAACTTACCGATGTGGACAAGAAACACAGCTAAGTATGGTGACAACTTCGTATACTTGAAGTTGGACCCTGAAAAAGGTATCATGGGTGGTCAACAATTACCAAATATTGAAATCGAAAGATTGGAGAGAGGTATGAAGTCGGCACCAAGTCAATACGGTGTACAACAACCAAGTGGTGAGTCAAATGAAGAGGTATTGAAATTCAAATGGAAAGTAAAAGACATGGAATTCAATACGTGGGAGATTGCTCACTTTAGGTTATTGGGTGATGACCGTAAGCTTCCTTATGGTACTTCTATGTTGGAGAAAGCCAGAAGAATTTGGAAACAACTTATTCTATCAGAAGATGCGATGTTAATCTATAGAACATCAAGAGCACCTGAAAGAAGAGTATTCAAAGTATTCGTAGGTAATATGGATGACAAAGATGTCGAACCGTATGTACAACGAGTTGCCAATAAGTTCAAACGTGACCAGGTCGCAGACCCTTCAACGGGTAATGTCGACCTACGTATGAACCAAATGGCCGTAGACCAAGATTATTTTATTCCTGTTCGTGACCCTAACGCTCCGAACCCTATTGATACTTTACCAGGTGCACAGAACTTGTCAGAGATTGCGGATATTGAATACATCCAAAAGAAATTGTTGACGGCACTTCGTGTTCCTAAAGCATTCTTAGGTTTTGAAGAGGTTACGGGTGAAGGTAAGAACTTAGCATTACAGGATATCCGTTTTGCGAGAACTATCAATAGAATTCAAAGGTCCATGATTCAGGAGTTGAATAAGATTGCAATCATCCACTTATATATCTTAGGTTTTGAGGATGAATTACAAAACTTCCAATTGGCGTTAACTAACCCATCATCACAAGCTGACTTGTTGAAGGTGGAACAATGGCAACAGAAGATTCAATTGTATCGTGATGCTACTACTGACCCAGGAAACGGTATCTTACCTGTTTCATCATCATGGGCTAAGAAACATATTCTTGGATTCTCTGATGAGGAAATCAAACTTGACTTACAACAACAACGTATTGAAAGAGCGGTTGCTGGTGAATTGGAGAAAACTCAAGAAGTTATTATCAATACTGGTATCTTTGACAATCTTGACAAATTGTATGGTCAAAAAGGTACATCACCTGAAGGTGAAGCTGATACTGAAGGAGGAGACGACTTCGGAGGTGGTGGAGACTTCGGCGGTGGTGGAGATTTCGGTGGAGACTTAGGAGGAGACTTAGGAGGAGACTTAGGTGGTGAACCTGCTGGTGAAGTTGAAACTGGTGGTGAACCTGAATTGGCTCCTGAGACATTCGTAAAAAATAAAGACTTAGATTTAATCTTAGAAGATATGACATTATTTGGTCAAGACGAAACTATTGACCTATCTAAAGGTAGAGAGTCATTAGGTGAGATGGAAGAAAAGTTGAACCAGTTACTCAAATAGTAATATTTATAAATAAAACAATTATGAATAAGTTCGGTGCTATAAAATCAAAGATTGAAAGAACGTTAGTTTCTACTTACGGTAAACAATCTTTTAAGTCTAACCTTCAGGGTTTCAAAAAGAGAATCTTGGGTGACAAAAATTTGGCTGAAGCCTATTACCTTTATGATGAATTAAGTTCACAAAAAGGTTTATCTAAAGAAGTTGCTTCGGTATATGTAAATGAGTCGTTTGAAAAGTTAAATGATATCATCACAAATAACAAAGAAAAAATTGAAGAATTATCTAAGTGGGTTAATGAACTTTTAGATGAATCTGTTGAAAATAATTACGTAGATATTGATAACGTTATTTACGAAAAATCTTTAACTAAATTGGAGACAGTTGTGGAATCAAAATTAAAGATTCAGAGAACACTTTCTGAAACAAAGATTGAAGACGTAATCAAAGAATCAGTAAATCTACCATTGTCTACAATGTTGAAAATTGCATCGAATACTTTCAACAAAGAATATGAAAATATTAGTGAATCAGAGAAAGAGGAATTGAAAGGATTATTATCAATGACTAAAGAGGATATTACTAAAGAAATGACTGAATTAAAAGAATCAGTTATTGGTAAACTTAAATCTACTTTAACTGAAAGTACTGATACAGAATTAACTGAAAAAGTTAATAATACAATTTCTAAGATTAATGAAAGTAAAAACGATTTAGTTTCATTATACAAACTCAAACAATTACATTCAGGTCTATAATAAAAAAAGGGTTCAGTCTTCTGAACCCTTTAATTTTTCCACATACTTGGCTTTCTGTAATTGCTTTCTTCTCTTTGTGGTTTTTTTCTCGTAGTATCTTCCATCCCTTAAATTATTAAGTTGTTTGGTCTTTATAACCTTATACTTATAATTCTTGAGAGCTCTCTCAATACCACCTTTTTTGTTATCTACTTTTACTACTATCATACTTGACTATTATAATAAATAGTTTTTTTAAGTCAAATTTTGACTGAGGAGGAAAAGTTTCTTATACTTTTATCAACAAATAAACGAGGAGATATATGAATAATATATGAAAAAAGGTAAAAGTTCGAAATTAAATATTTTCGAAAACGCTAAGTGTAGTTATGGAACTGTAGATGCACAAAACTTAAAATCAATTTACATTTCAATTCAATCATGGATTGAACCAACTGTTGAAAGTGACAATTGGAACAGAATAAACGGAAACTTAAATCGCAACATTAAACATAACTTATTAGAGTGTGTTGACCCATTAATTTTTGAAACACATAATATCGTAGATTTAGACTTAAGAACGAGTGGTATTCAAATGGGTAAAAAATCTTTCATGAATTTAGAGGTTACATTATTTGTAAAAGAACACATGGATTTCAAATCAATTATTTTGAGGGACCGTGTAAAGAAAATATGTAAATCAATCTATTCAGATGAATTGATGTCTTCAGATTATTTTACGTTGTCTAAGACCAAAACGAAAAAGAAAGAATATTTATCTTAAATACCTTTTTCGTGAAAATCAAAATTACAGAATCACAACTACAAAAATTAAGACAGGTCATCAGTGAGGCTAACACCGCCATTGATGACCTTAACAATATTATTGACCCGTCTGATTTCACGGTAAATGAGGATTTTACTGTAGTGACTTTTAGAAATGTAATGTTAGAAGGTGATATGGAAGATAATGACATTTCTGTCAGGGTCATGATTGATAAGATTTTATATACTTATGATGGTGAACAAGACGTGACTGGTTTCGCATCGACTTGGGCCCTCAAAGACGTTTATTCAGGAGAAGATTTACCATTAGGTTATGTTATCAATAACAAAGTTGCTGATGTGATGAACGCTAAATATTCCAAATATATTGGAGTGACGGTAAGTGAATTCGATGTCATCATAGAATAATCTCCATTCTAAAGTATTTATAATAAAGATTTATTCATATGAGAGTTTTAGGACCACAAGATACAGGGAAGGGAATATTGATTGAATGGGATGCAGGATATGTAAACCCACACGATAGTCGTAATGCTGAAGTTATCAAAGAATCGTATGGTCAGTTGGACCACTCGAAGCCATTTGAGTTTTATGCGGTATTACAAAAATTTGACACACCAAACAGAAACGGTCGTGTTTACCCTGAAAAAATATTAAGAAGAGAAGCCGAAAGATATCAAGGGGCAATTAATAAAGGTTTATCCATTTCTGAGTTGAACCACCCTGAATCATCATTGATTGATTTGGACCGTGTATCACACCTTATCACTGATATGTGGTGGGAAGGTAATACATTAATGGGTAAGTTAAAATTATTAACTTCACCAGGCTTCCATGATAGTGGTGTTGTTTCGTGTCCTGGTGACCAAGCAGCTAACTTAATGAGACAAGGTGTTACCATGGGTGTATCATCACGTGGTGTAGGTTCATTGGCTAAGAAGGGTGAAAGAAACGAAGTACAGGAAGATTTTGAACTAATTTGTTTTGACCTTGTATCGTCTCCATCTACTCCAGGTGCATACCTTTTCCTTAATAAGGACGATAAGGGTAAGTACGAAGAAAACTTAGAAGAAGAAAAAAGACCTGAACCTGAAGCAAGAATTGATGGTGGAATGGGTGCATCTATTGACTTAATGAGAAGATTATCCGATTATTTAGGTAATTAAAAATTTTTATAACCATGGATGAGAAATATTTCGTAGCAAAAATTCAGTATGACCTACCTGACGAGAATTCAGGAAAGATTAAAAAAATCAGAGAAGAGAAACTTGTAAGAGGATACAACGTAACAGAAGTTGAATCTAAAGTTACTAAGAAATTCGAGGGTTTCCCACATGATTGGAGAATCACCGCATGTGCTGAAAGTAAAATCGACGAGGTTTACGAATAACAAAAACCAAACCAAAAAATTTAAGAATCGGAGGGTAACTTCCGATTTTTTTATGCCCTAATATTTCAAAAATGATATTTTTTGTGTTTTCGTAATATTTATAGTATACGAATAAATAAACATTTGCGCAAAAAGTAAAAAATGGCGAACGAAACTAAAAAATCATTAGTTGAAGAGGCACTACTTCAAATGAAAAATTTGGAAGAAGCCGTAACGGAAAATGCAAAAGGAATACTTGCTTCTACTATGAAGGAAGAAATCAGTGAATTAGTAAAAGAATCGCTCTCTGAGGAAGAGGAGGTTGACATGGTCGAAATGGAAGAAAGTTCAGAAATGGAAGAAGGGTCAGAAATGGCTGAACAAGAAATGGAACTTGACATTGAAGACGTAGAAGACATGGTTGACATGTCTGATGAAGATTCAGAAATGGAAGACGAAGGCGAGGAAATGGACATGGACGACGTAGAAGATATGTTGGGAATGGACTTACCTGGTGATGAGTTGGAAGTTGATGATGAAGAAGAAGTTCTTTTACCTCTTGATTTAACAGGAGCATCTGACGAGGAAATCTTAAAGGTTTTCAAAGCTATGGGTGAAGAAGACGGAATTATCATCTCTCAAGATGGTGACGATGTTGTACTCAAAGACGAAGAAGCTGACGTTGAATACAAAATCCAAATGGAATCAGAAGAGAAAGAGGAAGAAATGGCTGAGGGTGATATGGAAGAAGAAATGTACGAAGGTGACATGGAAGAAGAAATGGACGAAGTTGTTTACGAAATCGAAGTATCTGAAGAAGACGATATGGAAGAAGGGTATAAAGAAGAGGAAATGGCTGAAGGTCAGGGTTATGATGACCGTGAAGACGAAAGAGAAGGAATGAAGCATGGTAAAATTGCTGACAAGGATTTAGATTCTGAAAAAGCAAGAAGAGACGACGCACATTTCGAAACAAGAGAAGGTGAAATGGAAGAAGGAGAAGCTACTGAAGGTATGGTGAGAAGTCACGCAGCTGGACAGAAAGCGTCATCTGACAAATCTAAAGGTCTACCTAAACCACATTCAGTACCAAACAAAGCTCGTTTGGGTGAAGGTACAGAAAAAGAGTTACAACAACTTAGAGAAAAGAATGAAGAGTACCGTAAGGCACTTAACATCTTCAAAGAGAAGTTGAACGAGGTTGCAGTATTCAACTCTAACTTGGCTTACGCTACACGTTTGTTCACAGAGAACACTACCACTAAGCAAGAGAAAATCAATATCCTCAGAAGATTCGATTCAGTAGAAACATTGAAAGAATCAAAAGGTTTGTATAAGACTTTGAAAGAAGAATTCGAAAGCAAGGAAGCTAACACAATCTCAGAATCTATGACTGAGAAAGTAAGTAAGACTCCTGTTAAAGGTTCATCTGCAAATCTTATCGAATCTAAGACATATGAGAATCCACAATTCATGAGAATGAAGGATTTGATGTCAAAAATAATAAAATAAAATAAAACTTAAAAATTACTAAAAATGGGAGCATTATTAGAATCAGGTCTAGTTGGTAACATCGGTCTTAAGCACTTGAAAGTTATCAAAGAAGACACAATCAACAAATGGGACAAATTAGGTTTCTTGGATGGATTGAAAGGTCACTTGAAAGAAAACGTGGCACAATTATACGAAAACCAAGCGTCTCACTTAATCAACGAAGCAGCAAACGCTTCTGACTCAGGTTCATTCGAAACTGTAGTCTTCCCTATCGTTAGAAGAGTATTCTCTAAATTATTAGCTAACGATATCGTATCTGTACAAGCTATGAACTTACCAATCGGTAAATTGTTCTACTTTGTACCTAAAATTCAAAACAGAAACTCGTCTAACGAGCACATCAAACCATTCGGTGCACCAGGTGGTCCATCTACTTCAGATTCAGGTTACGACACAGGTAAGAACTTGTACGACCGTTTCTACGAAGGTGAAACTCCAAACTCTGACCCAGCAGGTCTTTTCGATTACTCGAAAGGTGCTTACTCAGCTATCACAGCTGATTTATCAAACGTAAGATGGGTTAATGGTGTATTATCAGGTGGTACACAAGCTGATGACTTCTACACAGGTTCAACACCTGATGGTGGTTTCAGACAAGTATTGGTTAAATTATCAGGTTTCCAATCAGGAGGTGCTGGTAAATTAATCGGTCCTGATGGTCAAGAAATGGATACTGAAGAATTCTTAGCTTCTTTAGAAGTTTATAATGGTTCAACTTACTACAACTTTAATGTGGTAACACAGAAGTATGGTAAAGGTATCGTTCAGTATGGTGCTGAAGCTGATACTAATTATCCAGGTGGTAAGTATGAAGATATCTGTAACGCAGCAGGTGAAATCTACTTATCTGTAGATGTTTCATCTCCAGCGGCTATCGGTTCTGAGTCTTTAGACGGTTACACTGGTACTACATTCGCTGCGAAACCAGCATTCGACGCATCATACAGAATCTACAAAACATTGGAATTTGAAGATGCTATCGGTGAGGTATCTTTCGACCTTGAAGCAGTTACTGTTTCTGTAACAGAAAGAAAATTAAGAGCACAATGGTCTCCAGAACTTGCACAAGACGTTTCTGCATTCCACAACATCGACGCTGAAGCTGAATTGACAGCTTTATTGTCTGAGCAAGTGGCAGCAGAAATTGACCGTGAAATCTTAAGAGACTTGAGAAAAGGTGCGGCTTGGACATTACGTTGGGATTACAACGGATGGAAGAGAGTATCTAACGGTTCAGTTAACTACAACCAAAAAGACTGGAACCAAACGTTAATCACTGCGATTAACCAAATCTCAGCTCAAATTCACAAATCAACTCTTAGAGGTGGTGCTAACTGGATTGTAGTTTCTTCTGAAATTTCTGCAATCTTCGATGACTTGGAGTACTTCCACGTTTCAAACGCAGCACCAGACCAAGACCAATACAACATGGGTATTGAGAGAGTAGGTACGTTATCAGGTAGATACCAAGTTTACCGTGACCCTTACTTCCCACCTAACACTGTATTGATGGGTCATAAAGGTTCTTCTTTATTGGATACAGGTTACGTTTACGCACCATACGTACCATTACAGTTGACACCTACAATGTACAACCCATTCAACTTTACACCAATCAAGGGTATCATGACTAGATACGCTAAGAAAATGGTTAACAACCGTTTCTATGGTGTAATCACTGTTGATGGTGTTAGAACGTTCGATTTGAACTCTTTAAGATAATATATCTTAATACCAATAATAAAGGGGACCATTCGGTCCCCTTTTTTTATTTCCACGGTTTTGGTCTGTAGTCTTGAGATACAATAGTTTTAAGGATATCCCTTTCGACCCTTAATGGTTGAAATTCATCACTATCTGACGGTTGGTGTCCTTTAACCATTGCTCTACGTATAATCATTTCAATTTCAATTATACGTGAATTCATTTCTTTTTTGTCCATGTCAGTAATTTTTAGGCAAAATTTTTTAGAGCATAAAAATGGGGAGTAAAACCCCCCCATTCCCAACTAAACTAAAAATTATTCCTCCGTTTTTACTTCAGGTTCGCCAGTAGCTTCCTGAGGCTGACTAGAAGGATTAGTCAATGTTCTAATTGCTTTTGATAATGTTTCAGTTTCTTCCATTCCATAAGCACCTCTTGTTTGTGCTGCTCGTGTTGCTTGAACCAAGATATATAATCCTTGGTCAGGGGTCATGTTAGAGATGAAACTATTAAGGTCATCCATGTTATTGTAGTTGATTGTGTTAAACAACTGTCCAATTGGTTGAGGACCTTCTTCTTGTGTTGTTTCTTCTTGTGTTACTTGGTCTACTGTTTCTTCAGCGACTTTAGTGGTTTCAGTTTTTTTAGTTTTTTTAGTTTTTGCCATTTTTGGAAATATTATTTTTGTTTATCTATTTCTGAATATTTATTAAATGTATATCAAAAGTATACGATTGTCAAGTTATGAGTAAATACATTTTAAGTGAGGATTTAGCGGTTTGGTTTGGAAAGAAGAAGAAAAAGAAAGGTTCATCTCAACCTAAGGGTCCGTGGGTTAATATATGTAAGAAGAAGAAAGGTGGGGGTCACCCTCCTTGTGGAAGAAAAGATGCCGATGAGGGTGGATACCCTGTATGTAGAGGAGCTGGTGTTGCAGGAAAGATGTCACAATCAGAAAAAGACTCTGCATGTCGTAGAAAAAGAGAAAAGGAAAAGAAAGATACTCAGACGGGTAAAGGTCAAAAGCCGACACGTATCAAAGTAAAAAACTACAAAAAAGAGTCTATCGACCCTAATTTGATTCAGAATGTGTTACAGGAATTTATTCAAGTGAAAAAAACTATCTCTGAAGATTTACAATACCATATTGAGAATAACATACCATTGAGTGAGAATATGTTTAGAACGGGTTCTCCAAAATACTTTGATGTTATTAATGAAGCAAGAAAGTTGAGAGAAAAAGGACTTTACGAGAATGAATTGGACAATGAGATATTGGATAGTGATTTGGGTAAGTTCTTTATATACGAAGGTGAGAGATTACCTTTAGATTTCCCAATGATTAACGAAGCTGAGTACAAAGGTAAGAAAGTAGAATTAGGTAAACCTAAGAGTGGTGGTTCTAAGAAGTGGTATGTCTATGTCCGTAATCCTAAGACGGGTAAAATCAAAAAGGTAAGTTACGGTTCCCCTGTTATGACTGCTAAATGGAATGACCCTGAAGCAAGAAAGAGTTTTGCTGCAAGACACCAATGTGAGAAGAAGAAAGACAAAACTAAGGCTGGTTATTGGGCGTGTAGAGCACATAAAGATTTTGGTAAGAATGTACCTGGAAGATTTTGGTAATGGTATACGAACAGGAAAATATCAGTAAGTATAAATTCAAGAGAGTATTCACTGAAAATGTGGACTCTGAGGAGTTGGTATGGCACAGAGATACAAGTGACCGTAAGGTTTTTGTTGAACAGAGCAACGGATGGATGTTACAAATGGACGAGGAACTACCTCAGGTCTTGCAAGAGGGACAAACTTATATCATACCTAAGATGGTGTATCACAGGGTGATTAAAGGTACTGGTGACCTTAAAATTACCATCGATGAAGGGTTCAATAAGTTTAGAGTACCAAAAGTGGTAAGAGAATCGGTTAAGAAGAACTTATATAGAATTAAAAAGTCAGGTGTTGATACAAAAATAGCCAATATGATTTTGGAAAATCAGTACGTTCCAAGAGAAGTATTAGAAGAAATCAAATCTTTTTGTGACAAACCATACATCACAGAAAATAGAAACCCCCAAAATGATAAGAACAAT